CCTCGTTACTCCAGTGTAAAACTCCACTATGGATATTAAAATAAAGAAAAGGAATGGGCGCCTAGAAGACTTTAACGTCAACAAGATTAATGCTAGCGCCGAGCGTGCATGCGAAGGAATAGAGAACGTTTCGCCAAGCGAAGTGGTACTTGATGCCCAGCTTCAACTATTCGACAAGATCACCAGCGTAGAAATGGATCAGGCATTAATTTTGTCTGCTCGCGAGAAGATCGAAAAAGAACCCAATTATTCTTTTGCCGCAGCTAGACTACTCCTAAACAATCTCTACAAGGAGGTATTTAAGGAGGGGGTTGATTCCGATGCATTTGATTTGCAATACAGAAAGAGTTTTATCCAAAATATTAAATCTCTGGTTAAGGAAGGGCGCCTAGACTCCAAACTTTTATCCTTCGACTTGAAGAAGCTCGGGGATGCGCTACAAATAAGTCGTGATAAAAAATTTAAATATCTAGGGATACAGATTTTATTCGACCGATACTTTATAAGGCAGGACGATAAAGTAATGGAGGCTCCCCAAAGTTTTTGGATGAGGGTTGCAATGGGATTGTCTATAAACGAAAAAGATAAAGATGATTGGGCTATTAAATTTTACAATATTTTAAGCAATTTCAAGTATACTCCATCTACTCCTACCCTTTTTAATAGCGGAACCACTCATTCTCAATTAAGCTCTTGTTACCTTAATACCTTTGACGATAGCATTGATGGAATTTTTGATGGGGCATGGCAGGAGGCTCGTAAGTCTAAGTTTGCGGGAGGATTGGGGCTAGACGTTACCCCCTTTAGGTCTACGGGCTCTTATATAAAGGGAACCAATGGTATATCTAGCGGACTTGTTCCATGGTTAAAGATTTACAATGATGTATTGGTGGCGGTAAACCAAGGCGGGAAGCGTCCGGGCGCTGGTTGTGCCTATTTAGAGCCTTGGCATTTGGACTATGAAGACTTTTTGAGTTTAAGAAAGAATACTGGTGACGAAAGATTAAGGTGCCATGATATGAATACTGCATCTTGGATTCCCGACGAATTTATGCGTAGGGTAAAATCCGATGAGGACTGGTATTTACTTGATCCGCATGAATGCTCCGACCTTCACGGATCCTTTGGTCTTGATTTTGACAAAAAATATGCGGCTTACTGCAAGAAGGCCGATAAGGGCGAGATTAAGTCCTTCAAAAAGGTTTCCGCCAAGGAGCTTTGGAAAAAAATGTTAACGGTCCTTTTTGAGACTTCACATCCTTGGAATACATTCAAAGATCCATCAAACATTCGATACACGAATCAGCATGAGGGGAGCGTGAATAGCTCCAACCTTTGTACGGAAATCACCCTCCACACAAAAGCATCCGAATACAAAGATGGCGAAAAAACCAAAGCTGGAGAAACGGCGGTCTGCAATTTAGGGTCAGTTAACCTACTTAATCACCTCCACGAATCATACGGGAAAGACGGCGAATCCCTTAAGTCGGACATTAACTGGACTGAACTAGGTGAAACCATAGAGGTCGCCATAAGAATGCTCGACAATGTCATTGATATAAATTTTTACCCTACGGAGGAGTCCCAAAACTCCAATATAAGGCATAGGCCAATCGGCCTTGGTCTTATGGGTCTACATGACGTCTTGCATATCTTGGATATTCCTATTGATTCCATGGATGCGGTCTCTTTCAACGACAAACTTTTCGAATTTTATAGCAATAGAGCTATCCTAGCAAGTTCCGGGCTTGCTGCGGAGCGCGGAGAATATCCTTCGTTTACTGGTTCCTTGTGGGACCAAGGGGTGCTTCCATTAGATAGCTGGAACAATTTAATGGAGTACAGGGGCGCTCGAAAGTCTCATAAAACCCACTTTAACTGGGATGTAGTGCGTGAATCTATAAAGTCTCACGGCATGCGTAATTCTAATGTTATGGCAATTGCTCCGACTGCGACCATTGGGTACATAAATGGAGTGGAACAAAGTATTGAGCCCAATTTTTCCGTTCTTTTTGTTTATGAGTGCAAAAGTGGCAATTTTTATATCACTAACCCTCATTTTGTTAAGGATATGAAGGATCTTGGGTTGTGGTCTAATGATATGGCGCGCCTAATCAAGAGCGTAGATGGAGACCTTTCCCTAGTTAATGGCGAGTTGCCTTTGGAATTAAAGGAAAAGTACAAAACGGCCTTTGATAGAGATATGTTTAAGCTTATTGAGTGCAATTCAGTAAGACAGAAGTGGATGGACCAGTCCATTAGCTTTAATTTATACAATAAAACTACCTCTTTGAAATATCTTAACGATTTATACATGTCCTGCTGGGAAAGTGGCTTAAAGACAACGTATTATTTACGCAATAGAGCGGCAACAAAGATCGAGAAGGCCACCACATCATCAGATGAAGCGGCTGCTTGTAGCATAGAGGCGATGAAAAATGGCGAAACATGCGAGTCATGCCAGTAAATCTGCTGCGGTAGCCCCCATATACGGAAATTCCGTTCTTTTGGGCAAGCGTATTGAACGCTACAGAGGCAAACCTGTTCCATTTGGTGGTTATTGGTCTATTTTTGGTGGATCTATGGAGCCTGGGGAAAGCCCCATGATTTGTGCGGCCCGGGAACTTGAAGAGGAAACTAAGATAAAAATTCAGACTAAAGATCTTAGGTTTGTAAAAAGATTTCTTAATGAAAATTCAGAATTTATTTTTTATTTTGTTGTTTTGCCGGAAATGTTAAGTCCAATACTAAATTACGAGCATACCGAGTGGGGTTGGTTTCGGATAGATTCCTTGAATCATTTCCCAGACAAGATAGATTTTAAAATTGTTGAGGCATTAGGTTATATAAGTAATAATTCGGTATAAATAGGGGGGTTTTGCATTATGTGTACCTTATTTTGTGAACCTTATTATAGAGGCATCTCTTTGTGAACCCCCTAGCGAAATAACTCCATTTAGGGACATTACCCTTTATGGAAAAACTTTTATTTTTGAAGATATATTATTGAAATGCGACCATGGCACTCGAAGTATCTATTGGCATTGGCTAAAACGTCACGGCGCCCATGATTTCATCTCTCAGTTAATCCGAAATGATAGGCGAGAAGCCGGTTTTCGACTATATACTGAGCGTGGAAACTTAAATATAGACAGAATCAATGCATTCAATATAAGTCAGATAATTTCTATCTTCAATAATTTAAAAGTTAATTAATTTTAATTTTGTATTGTTGTGGCGCCCATGAAGTCGTTACTTCAGACCTTATCGGCTTTATGCCTTTTGACGTTGCCGTTTCTTTTGTACATTATAGCGGTAATTGGGCTCTTATCCCTGGTTAAGGAGATTTTTAACTAGAAAAACTTCGTTTTAAGGTGTATATTATATATAACCTATTACATTACCATGAAAGATCTAGACTTCTCAAAAGAAATTACTGCTAAACTGTATCCTATAGAAGAATCCGACGATTCGGCGCTTGCTGCCGAGCGTTTTGGTGGAAAAAAGAGGAGTGCGCTCAAGGATAGCGACTTTTTGGACGCCAAGAGGCGCTCTTTCCCCGTAATGTCCTGCAAAGACGTAAAGGACGCTGTAAGCACCTGGGGAATGTACAAAGGGCCCATGAGCTTCGATACTTTCAAATCCAAGCTTAAGGCTCGTGCTTCCAAACTCGGCTGCGCCGGCTCCCTTCCTAAATCTTGGGATGAAGAAGCCAAATCCGGCTTCGAGAAGGAAGATAAGGAAGAACTCAAGGAAGACACCAAGAAGGAAAAGAAAAAGCATTACAAGGATGCCATCAAGGACGACAAGAAACAAGTAAAAGATCTTAAAAAGGACGAAAAGATCGACAAAAAGAAGGAATCCGAGGCTAAAAGCAAGAAGCAGTGGGAAAAAATCGACAAAAAGGAACTGGACCGCGACACCAAAAAAGAAAAGGAAGAGCACGAGAAGGATGCGGTCAAAGACGACCAAAAAAAGATCGATAAACTGAAAAAGGGAAAGCCTTCCACGAAGAAATCAGTTGAAATCCATGACCTCAAGAAGGATCAGGAGTTTGACAAGGAAGATAAAGTAAAAGACAAAGATACTAAATAAAGTATGCCCATTCCTTCCAAAGAATCTGGGGAAAAGAAGTCTAAATTTATGTCTCGTTGCGTGGCTGATCCAGTCATGCGCAAAGAATTCAAGGATATCAAGCAGAGAATTGCTGTTTGCTTAAGTAAATATGGTAAAAAAAAGAAATCTAGCGATTAATCTCTTTTGCTCGGCGGCAATCCTTATTCTGTTGGGGTGTGTATCTTCGCGCCCTTTTTCCTTCAAGCCCTCTTCTCCCGAAGCAACTGAATCGATGCCTTCTCTGGGCGAATTCGAAGCGGTCGACTTAAATTCAGACAGCCTAATTGATAAAAATGAATTGTCTGCCTTCTCGGAGAAAAAAGATTCCAAAAAACCCCTGAATTCTTTTATTGTAATTGGCGCCATCATAGGCTTATCCCTCTTGCTGTGTGCCTGCACTCCAGCTCCAGTGGCCTTTATTAAGTCCAAAGTTAGCAGTGCATCATCCACCGTCCGATCAAAAGCAAAATCTTCCTTCGACTTTATTTCTTCGAAATTTCGAAGTTTTACTGCATGGATTAAGAGCGTAAAGCTCAAGTGATTTTAAATTTTTAATATATTTTCTTGACTTTTGGCTGGCGCTTTGATATTATATCGGACGCTACACTATGGAAGATAAAACTGGAGAACTTCTAGGGAGCAATATAGCTGGAGTAAACCGCATTTTGCCCCACAAACATAAATTTGCATGGGATTTATTTTTAAAAAGTTGCGCCAACAACTGGATGCCTACCGAAATTTCCATGCAATCGGATATCAAACAATGGAAACACGGAGAAATAACCGATGATGAAAAACTCCTCGTCAAACGATGCTTGGGATTTTTTGCTGGAAGCGAGTCTTTGGTTGGCAATAACCTTTTGCTTTCTGGCTTCCGATATATTACGGATGCTGAATGTCGTCAGTATATTTTGCGCCAAGCTTTTGAGGAAAGCCTTCACAATCTTACTATCGTTTATATATGTGACAGTTTGGACTTGGATATTGATGAGGTTTACACGGCTTACCAGAATATTCCTAGCATAAAAGCCAAAGATGACTTCTTAATGGAGATCACTACTGATATTAGCTCTCCAGATTTTAACCCGCTCTCTAAAGACGGCAAGCAGGCTATCCTTAGAAATTTCCTAACTTATTGGATAATTTGTGAGGGAACTTTCTTCTTTAGTGGATTTGCCATGCTGCTTGCCTTGGGAAGGCAAAACAAGCTTCAAGGGGTTTCCGATCAAATTAAATATACCTTGCGTGACGAGTCTAGCCACATACAATTCGGAGTCTATATCATAAACACTCTAATCGACCAAAATCCCTCAATCTGGACTAAGACAATCCAAAAGGAATTCGTGGAGCACATTAAAAAGGCCGTTCAATTAGAAATTGACTATGCCCACGACGTTCTACCCACTGGTATTCTAGGTCTCAACGCCGACATGTTTGTAGACTATATGCACTACATAGGCAATCGAAGGCTTGAGTCTATTAACCTAGATTATCGTTTCCCTAGCGACCAAAACCCCTTTCCCTGGCTCGGGGAAGTGGTGGATGTTCAGGCAATGGGAAATTTTTTCGAGCGTCGGGTTCGCGAATACCAACAAGCCGGTTCTTTGGAAGATGATTTCTAATGATTTTAAATAAGTGTACTTACTTATAGTAAAACTTATTTAATTTTATGAAATTCCTAATTGTCTCCTCCTTATTTCTTACGTTTATTTCTGCAGCTGTTCTTTGTGAAGGCAAAGATAGAAAGGCTGTATCCGATCACCTTCAGAACATATCAGTGACCATTAGGGCTGAGGGAGACTACCAAAAGTCCGAGGGTTCTGGCGTTCTAATTACCCGAAAAATTGGAGAAAAACAGGTTACTTTCGTATGGACTGCTGCTCACGTAATAGATCACCTCAGGACAGTCAGGGAAGCAATAATAGATGGATCCACCAAAAAGATCGTTGAATTTGGAGATGTCCAAATAGTTAAGGAATTAGTTGAGGATGGTCGTAGAGTGGGCGAAATTAAAATGGATGCTTCTGTAGTTAAATATAGCGGCTACGAAGAAGGTGAGGATTTGGCCCTCCTAATGGTAAGGGCCAAAGACTACGGTAGAGACAGCGCCAAGTTTCACCTTAACGAAGATTCACCCATTATACCTATAGGGACTCAACTTTTTCATGTAGGGTCCCTCCTAGGGCAAATGGGGGCAAACAGCATGACTAGCGGAATTATTGCTCAAGTAGGGCGTATTGACGGTAAAGTTGAGTTTGACCAAACTACCGTTACTGCTTTTCCCGGGTCTAGTGGAGGGGGAGTTTTTCTTACTGACGGTACTTATGTCGGAATGCTGGTTCGAGGTGCCGGGCAAGGATTTAATTTAGTTGTTCCTATTCGTCGTATGAAAAAATGGGCCTCTCGAAACAAAATTGGATGGGCCTTAAATCCAAAGGAAAAAATGCCTTCCCTAAAAGATATACGAGCGCTTCCCGTAGAAGATTCTGTTGGTTCCAGTACCTCTGAGAAGAGTTCTTCCCCGTCTTCGGTGGGGTTGCCTTTCCTTATTAAAGTTACGCCCCTCTCCCCGAAGTTTACTCCCTTCAAATAACTTTGGACGACTACAAATCTAAATTAGTCCGCAAGCTAAAATTTGATTGCAGGGAATTAAGGAAGGAGCTTTCGGAGGCTCATGAAATATATGAGCTCGCCGTTAAAGGGTTTTGTGTTCATGTGGCTTCATTTTGCCATGACAACGACATTCCCAACCCCTTAGATTCTTTTTCTCAGAAAAAATCCACCCCATCCCCCTCTGAGGAGACTTCAGCCCTTATAGTGGAGTCGTTAAGCGAAGAAGAGAAAAAACAACTTCCACCATCATTTAAAAAGGTTTTCAGAAGTATTGCTCTCCAAACCCATCCCGACAAAACCGCCACTGAAGACGGTCGAGAGCTTTATGAGCAAGCCGTATCAGCCCAAAAAGAGAACCAAGTAGACGAGCTAGTGTCTATTGCCCAGGAGCTACGAATAGACATTTCCCATTTGCGCTACTCAGAGATTAAAATTATAGAGGATCAAATAGAAAAAACAAAAAAAGAGATAAATTCTTTGAGAGAGACCTACCCCTGGCAGTGGCACTATGCCCCCACTAACAAGAAAGAAAAAATTATTCGCTTGTTTTGCGAGGCACAAGAAGTGTAATATTAAATAGAATGAGCCAACTTCCCATACAGCTATTAAGCGACCAGGCAGCCTTTGATGACCTGGACCTCGAAATGCTGGCTGGTGTTAGTGGAGATTTTTCTGAGAGCTTAACGGTAAAAGGCATTCCAGTCTCCCTTTCTGGTCATGACCCTCACGGAAGTGGCAATTTTTCTACCTCTTTGCACATTCCTAGCGGGGTTGATGAAATAGGTTATACCTTTTCGGGAATGGGAAATGAGTTCATCTATCCAGAGGTTCCTCAGGTAATAGCCACTATGCGCTTCTATACGGGCTCTAATTTCTTTTATGGGTACTCGACCTACAATGTATCCCTGACTGGCTTTTACGTGGCTTTTACGGATATTATATCAGAAACTGGCCACTATTTGGATTTAGTGGTAAATCGTGACCCAGAATAATACATTCTATGTGTATTTTTTATTATGAATTTTGCTCTTACAGTTTCTCTTGATAAGGGAATTTTCACTAATGGCCTCCAGCAAAACATAATCTTTCTTTGCGAGCTGCTCCAAGATCTAGGGCATCATCCAACTCTAATCCTAAATCATCCAGTAGATAAGTGCATAGACCCCCCCAAGGATGTACCCCTTATTCATCATAAAGATATAGATTTATCCCAGGGCTTCGATTATTTTCTGCAGTGCGGCTGGGTCCCTTCGAGAAGCCTTATAGATGACC